CGCGTGTGCGTTTTACCCGTGACCCAATTCTCTTCTTGGTTGTGATTCATTGTACAAAGTTCTCTGTGTTATAGCCTAGGTCGTGTTGCACCTGCTTCTGTTCTTTATGGCGACGCATGTATTCGGAGCCGCGCAAATCAACCATGTCTTCTTGAACTTTGCGACGCATACGAACTATACTTTCGGGCGTAGCCAATTCCTTTGCAGCAATCATTTGCAACAATTCGTACATCCTACCCTTACCTGTGTTTATGCCCTTTGCTTGCAGCTCGTTGTTCCAATAGTTGGCAACTAGCCTGCTGTCATCATCTCGCAAAGCTGGATACCGCTTCAGCAGATAAATTACCTTGTCCTTTGTCTTGTTTATTTTCATGTTTTTTTATTGATTTGATGCAAATATACACATAATGGTTAGATGTTCCAAATAAATTATATGTGCATGAAAAACCCCCACCTCGTTAGGCAGGGGTCAATCAATATGAAAAAAACCTAGGCAAGGGAAAACCTATCGCGATGGTACAAGCATCGCTTTTTCATATAGCAATTTACTTATTCTTGCGGTTCTTACCAAGCACTACCGCGTTTAAAATTCGTGTCAAAACATTTACGACACGATCGTCTTTCTTTGTTTCAGTCAAAGCTGTTAATGTACCAGCCGCAACCAAAACAACGTTCAAAATTTCACTCCAGTATTCAATTAAAAAATTCATTTTTCCTTTATTAAAAATTTATATTTCTCTTTTACATCAAAGCATGGACACGCCTTACGCGAAAAGTCATTGTGACCATACAATTCTAATTCCCCAAAGCAGACTTTTAAAGCGTGCCACAATTCAAGAAAACCCATCTCTTGTTCTGCTGTCATAGTATCTGCTGGTTTACCTGTCTTTGCCGATATACCGCCAACGTAACAAACACCAATTGAATGCTTGTTTTGACTTGCGGTATGCGCTCCTATCTTGTCTACACCCCTTCCTTGGTGTACTGATCCGTCACGGTAAATGACGTAATGATAACCAATGTCGTTCCAACCTCTGGCCTTATGCCATGTTCTTATGGTGTCTACATCAATGTGCGCGCCTTCGATAGTCGCTGAACAATGCAGAATAACTTTATCTAAATCTCGCAAAGCAGAAGAATTACACATAGAACCAATCCAATAAAACCGATTCTTACAAGATGAAAACTGTCCTCGTATTGTCTTGGAGATTTCATTCGATTGCTTTTTTAAGAAACGTCTGCTATATCACAACCAACATAGTCAGCTAGTGTTTCAACCTTAGACATAGCAGAATCAACGATAAAGTTAGTATTGTTTTTTAGCCTCAATACTAAAATCGGTTCAATGTCTGACCCCTCAATGTACATGGCATTCCTGCTATTTCCGTCTAATAGACGTCCTATGCCATGCAAATTGTACATAACATCTTCAACCGCTTCATATGTGTCCGCATATCTCGTATCGGGTGGCCCGAAAAACATTATTCTTAATTTCATTCTATTACTTTTTTAGCTTCCATAATTTAACATACCATCGTCAACCCAATCTTCTAATTGATACTGAATGCTTTTTTTGTCATTCCCAAATGCGTGAAACCATTCGTCATAGTTTCTGTCCGTGACAATAAGCTCCCATCCTGAACCACGCATTTCTTTATTGTTTCGCCCTCCCTGAAGCTGCACCTCAAAAGTTTTGTCTGCATTCAAATAGCCTATGTATGTTCCAATCATTGGATAGGATTCTGTCCAAGTGACTAAACCCTTCATTGCCATTAGTTCATATCTCATTCGATTCCTTTTTTAGCTAGTAGCAATTTAATTTCGTTGATGCCGCTAACTAAAACCTCTAAAGTGTCTTGCACTTTGGTTTCCTGTTTTTCAAGCGAATAAAGACGACTCTTTATTTTAGTTACTTCATTAGTCAGCTTGACCCATGTAGCTATGATTCCGCTTAATGCGCCAACAACAACTCCAATTAAATCGTAGTCCATCTTTTGATATACTCTATAAGTTTCGCCTCGTTCTTAATTCGCTTACTAATCTTTGAGGCCGATACCTTGCGCGATACGAATTTCTCTGTTGCTCCTGAGTCTGTTTTTATCGACATTGAGATTACCAAAATAGTTGTGTGTGCTTGGATGTAAATCTGCTCCCGTGTTGCTTGAATACTCTGGAAACAAGCTAGTGTTGTGACAAAGATAATCTACTAAACGGCTGCGGTAAAACATACCGATTTCTGTAGCCTTTTGTACAACCATCTTAATATCTCCCATAGACGCGCTAGTTCCCTGCTCGTTATCAATTAAGGTCACACTGTTGTTTGAAAAACGCAAGCGCATGACATAAGCTACTTCAGCAAATGCAAGCTGCACAAGACACGGCTGAATGTATTCAGTGACCAGTGTTTCGTAGTTACCAACTAACGTGCTATCAATAATATCCTGCTTCAGCTTAGCGTCTAGGTCTGTTCCTAAAGCTGGCAAAACCCACCGATCCTGCGCAATGAGGATATATGGGTGCAACAAATTGTCATCGACGGCTGACCCAAGTGCCGTGTCTTTTTTAATTCGCGATGCGTTGATATACAGTGTAGCCATTATTGCTTGTCTATTGGTGCGATTGCTTCCTCTCCTTTCTGGACTACGTAAGGGTTGTTTCCAACTCGACGCATAACTGCGTCCCAATCCTCATAAAGCCCATCTGCTGTGTCTGGAAGACCATCAGGTACATATACATATATAAGTCTTTTGAAACCGTGGTAGCAATTCTTGCCTCCAGCCCATTCAAAAATGTCATAGCTACTTTGACCAGCAGCAGCAAATTGGCCATTCACACCATCGGAACTCATGTTGCCAATATCTTCGTAACGGTACTGAACACCTGCGTTTGCTAAATCCATCATTTCAACACAAAAATCTCGGCTCTCGCCTTTGGGTTGTTGACTTGTAGCCTTAAAATACTGATACCGTACCGCAAACAAATTGCCTTGTGGACTCACGACATCACCCCAATCAGACACCAAATCGTAATTGGAATAGTCTTCTAAGCCAAATTCGTATTTGTTGTGCAGTCTGTGATCATCATTCGTGTTATTGACTATTTCTTCCTTCAGTAGCACGAATTCTTTTGGCAGTGGCGCATCCTTGTCCGACAGGTGCTTTAACCAAATTGAGCCTTGGGTTTCGCTGATTCGAACTGGCTGATTGGAAAAGATTTTTTTTTTTTCTTCATCGGCTTTTTGCTCGATGAAACTTGCTGGCACTAAATCCTTAAAATAGACATCTAAAATGATATTGTTTGCCGAAAGTATGGGTTGGATGCCATGCAACAAAGTGTGCTGAAATGGTTCAACAACAGTCTTGCTGTACAAATCGTATGCGTCACGCATCTCATCTGCGTTGCTACCAAACCCACCTCCTTCTGCACGCAAGCCAAAAAGCAAAGGTGAGGTTACACGGTGTCCCGATAGGATTTCTTGAAATACTTGTTTTGCTAAAAAATCATACGTTTCGTGCGGGTTAGGCAAATTAAACGGTTCAATTGTTGGTGCTGAATCTTGACCATCGTTGAACGTCATGAGAATTTTACCAGCATTACTTGCGCCACCAAACTTATCATAAATCAAACGCTCTAAATCTCTGCGTTCATCGTCTGTCGGGATGCCACTATTGAAGCTGATTGCAAGGCTAGGAAAAAGGCCTGTCTTTATATTAGAAAGATGGAACTCTGCTATATTTTTATCTAATTCACAATAAGCAGTAGCTCCCTTGTAGCTTGGTAAGCCATAGAAAAACGATACAGGGCTGTATTCTTTTATGTGAATAATCTGACTGGCTGCTGTACGGTCGTTTACGTCAAATGCAGGAATAGGATTTGGCTTAAATGTAGATTGGTTTGACTCAATCCAATTGGTGCTGTGGTAGAATATTTTAACCTCATCGTTGTCATCTGCTTTACCGCATCGAATTGTGCTTGCTGGCACATGATGTACTTCGCTAATTGTGCTTCGGTCTTGTGACCAAATTACATTAAGATAAGCGTTACCGTAAAGTTTTAAATCGAAAGCCGCACGCCTTAAGGCATCGTGCCGAAACATGCTTTTTAGCCGTAGCCATTGCTCTACGTTGTCATCTTTTGTGTCGCATTCTAAACCCTCACCGTAAATCATATCCGCTGTACCAGTCACAATAGCACCGTGAATGGAAGATGAAATAAACAAGTCGTCTAGGTATAGCGGGTACAAATTGTCTTCGCCAAAAAACACCCAGTCCTTGTTACTTTGATCGGTGAACATGGGTTGCTCATATCTGGCGTAATCAATTACACCTAAGTTCATTTTCATTTTGCTCATGTTAAATTCAAATTCCTGCTCGCTCAGATGCTTTGCGACAGTGGTTGCTTTCTATGCTATCTAATATACCTGTAAGCCATTTGCCTAAGTTAGTCAAAGTGCGCTCCCGTTGGTTGGCTCCCAAGACAGCAGAAACGGAATGATTCCCGAAAGGAACCCCCGAATCCATTAGAAGCCGATTGAGGAACTTTGACGCGGTTACCGATACAATTATCGACACATCTCGAAAGAAGTCGTATATCGCCCTCCAAATGCTTCTGAGGATATCTGAGGTAATAAAGAAGAGCGACTCGCCAAACGAGTAGACAATCCCAACGGGGATCGCTACAATTGCGAGAACAAAGAGGAGGAGGATTTTAATTGCTTTCATAATTCAGGATCTTCAGGGAACCAACCATGCTCGATCATATACGCTTGGTCTCTTACCGTCGTCGTGCTGGGAACGATTGCCCCAAACGGGAATGATTGCGCGTTGAGGACGTAGCTTGAAAGTTGTCGTATTTCAACCTCGCTCAATTCGAGCATTAGCGTAATAAGCTTTTCAAGCGTCGCCATAGGGCTAACGGGAATGTTGTATTCCGTATCCACCTGCAAAGCGAATTGAATGCCGTCAGGGTGTTCAATAACGCCGAATACCGTCCCGTCTTTTTGATAGGGTTCTTGTGTAACCAATGGCGCTGTGATGTTGTACAGTTCGCGCGTTATGGCTTTGGCTCGGTGTTCGCTTGTTAGCGTTCCTTCGGGGAGTACGATTATATAGCCGTTCATAATGTTATGCCGTAAAAGGTTGCAATGTTCGTTTCGATGTTGGTGCGGTTATCGCTTTGGTTCGTTTGGTAAGTTATCACCTCCTGCACATAGCCTTGCAAACGACCGTTACTTGTACCTCCTGCCGTGCCAATCGCTAAATTGCTTGTGCCTGTTTTTTGGCTGCTTTGGGTTAGCGTTCCATCTACCGTACCGTCAACATATATACTTAAATCTGTACCGTCCAATTCAGCGCTAAACAAATATTGTTGATTTAGCGTTAGCGTGGTTGCGCCTTGTGTAACAATAGCCGACCCACCTGTGGTAAAACCGATAGTGTGTGCGGTTGAATTTCCACGTATATTTTGCTCAAGCCTACCACCTCCGACATTATCCATATTAAACACCCCCCAAAAAGTATTTTGAAATAATGTCGTCACCGCAAAATCATTTCTTTGGCTGCCTACGTTTATGCTTGTGTTCGATGTAAATAAAACATCATTCGAACCA